CTCGAAGGTAAATGGTTCTACATCGACGAAGTTACTCGTTGGGTCAAACGTAAGTACGGTACTGAAATCAATGAAGATGGTAAGGGTATTGATCAGTGGTTAATGATCAATCGTCATATCAACAATGCATTATATCCTGTTAGTAAAGCAGAAGAACAATACACAGGAATCATTTTGAATCGTTGTATCTTAGATACGATGGTTTTCTCTGAATGGGCATACGCAGCTGGTAAGATTGACAAATGGTTATATGACTATAATATGAAGGCATTAAAAACCTTCATGCCATGCTATGACCTTATTCTATATCCAGACCCAGATGAAGTTCAGAATGAAGACGATGGTGTCAGAAGTTCAGATGCATCATTTCGTGAAGACATCCAATCAATGTTTGAGGGGTTCTTTAGATCCGAGAACATCAATTACGTTAAACTTTCCGGAACGAATGAAGAGCGTGTTGAACGTGCACTATGGGAAATCCAACAAGTTGTCCAAAGAGGGTACAATGTCAATGAATTACGTAGTAAGGAAAAGGACGAATTTCGGAGCAGTTGGCAGGATGCATGCACACAACGCATTTTAGAACACCTAAACTTTCTAGATCAACCAAACGAAAATTTATGACAAAAAGAGGCAACTCCGAAGAGCTGCCTCTGCATAAATGATATGGATATCAATGTTATCCGATATACACGTGGTTGGCGCCAGATGCGAACCCAACTCCAAGATCTTTCACGATGATTACGTGGTAGTATAGAGCAGCACCAAAGATGTTGTCTACTACGCCGTAACGAGTCATGAGACCTACGCGTTGGGAGAAATCATTTGGTCCGACTGTACGTTGTACCATCACTGGGATGTATGGGCAATAAATGATACCTGTGTCATAAAACTCAGGACCTTTATAACCAAGGAGTACATAGTTAAGTTCGGAACGATTTCCCTCAAGGAATTGAGCTTCTGTACGAGTGTCACGATAGATGTTAAAACGTCCACCGAGGTTACCTACGCGTGCAATACCAGTTGGTTGTGTGTTGACATTACCTTGGACTTGCATCCATTGGAAGTCAGGCAACATTTCCAAAATAGCGCAAACTTTAGGTGTTGCCACCAAGAAGTTAGCTGCACCACGACGGTTTCTAACCGCAATACGGTTAGCCTCGACGATGATCTTAGCATACAAATCGCGATTACGTTCTGCAAGCCAGCGTGCATCAGCGGAAGCAGGTGTCCATGTGCTATAACCGTTACCGGCTCCAGCGTTAAGAGCGACCTGAACCATTCTCATCAACATTTCACGGTCGATTTCAGCTTGGATCTCATACGACATAGCGTTTGTGATCTCAGTGTCGACGTCGATACCGTTCATGTTTTTGAGGTCTTGTTCAAGTTCTTGACTCCAACGAGCAGCAAGTCTACGAGTGTCAGCTGTAACAGCAGTCTTCTCGAAGGTTACGGTCATTTGAGGGATTTTACCAGTCAACTCAAAGTTACCCATGAGTTCACCAATACCTGTGTCATCTGCCAAGAATTCGAAGTCACTACCAGTTCCGAGACCGGACAAGCCTTGCGCGGAAGCACCAGTGAAACGAGTGTCAAGACGTTGATAACCAGCCTCTAATCCGTCAGGTGAGTTAGCATCATTTCCTCCCCAGTTACCGGAACCCGGAACACCGTCACCAGTTTGTTCACCGTAGCGAACAGCACTGTCTTGGGTATTGCGAAGATCAGGATTGTATGGGTTTGGAGAACCCTTACCATCGATACCATCACCCAATGTGTCAGATTCGTAACGATATCTCATAGCTACGGCAAGTCCAACAGGACCGCCCATAGGCTGAACGCCCACTATCTCATTAGAAATGAGCTCAGGGAACGTACGACGAATCATCGGGATGAGGATCTTAGGCAATTGAGCGTTACCAGGTGCGTAAATGTCACCTTGGGAACCGAATGTAGAAGCGTTACCTGGTGCGTTGAAGAAAGCACTACCGTGAGTGTTTTCGTTACACCATTGCTCTTGGTTCTCAAGTACAACGGCACAGGACAAACGTGTGTGATCGTCTTCAATAGGAGCTACGTTCTTGGACTCGAAGTTCAGAACTTTGCCCCACTTGGTAAGAAGCTCACCAGCACGTTGCTTGTTGATATATGCTTGGGAT